CGCTTCCTGAGGAACTGGCCCCGCAGCCCAGCACCCGCAGAAAGGCCGCATAATGACCGAAACTCCCCGTCAGAAACTGGCTCGCCTGATGGCGGGGACGCCCGCTAATTCGTCGCCTATGCCCAACATGTCGCCCATGCCGAGCGCCGCCCCGAACCCGTACGGCTTCCTGCCGCCCTACACCGGGCTTCGGAACGCGCAGGCTCTCCCGCCGTTTGAGCAGCCCGGCGGCTCCCTCCCGATGGACCGCTACATGCAGCCGCGCCCGGCACCCGCGCCAATGCCCGTTGCACAGCCGCAGGCCGCACCCGCGCCCATGCCGCAGCAGCAGGCAGGCGGGCAGGGCTGGGGAGGCCCGGAGCCTGCACCCGGCACGATCCCGCCCGAGTACGACCCCATGACCGACCCGCGCTATCTGCCGGAACAGTGGCGGGGTGCCTTTAACACAAGGTGGCAGTCGTGAGTTTGCTTTCTATGGTTGCCAACGTCTGCCGCCGCGTCGGGCAGCCGGTGCCTAACGTCGTTGTCACCTCCACCGATGCCACCGTGCAGCAGATGCTTTCCTTCGCCAACGAGGAAGGCACCGAGCTTATGAAGTACGGCGACTGGCGCAAGCTGCGGAAGCAAAAGGTCTTTCTCACGCTGAACCAGGAGGAACAGACGGGCATGGTCCCGTCCGACCTCGGCAAGTGGCTCGATGAATCCTTCTGGAACCGCTCGGCCCGGCGCCCGCTGTGGGGTCCGATTGACCCGCAGTTGTGGCAGGCTTGGAAGGCTTTCCAGACGTTCCCGGTGATGGACGTGTTCTATATGGAGGGGGACAATATCCTCGTCCAGCCGATCCCCGAGGCGGGGGAAACCTTTGCCTTCGCCTATACGTCGAACCTGTGGTGCCAGTCGGCGGCGGGCGTGGGTCAGTCCGAATGGCTGGCGGATGACGACACCGGCATATTGAGCGAGCGCGTGATGACGCTTGCCATTATGTACCGCTATCTTGACGCGCGCGGCCTTGCCTCGCAGGCGGCATACGAGCAGTTTGACCTGCAGCGCCGGCAGGAACTGTCTGGCGACAGCCCGCGCAGCACGCAGAGCTTCGCCGGGGGCGACTATTGGTGGGGCCGCCGGCCCGGCATCGTCATTCCCGAGGGGTCTTGGAATGTCTGACGGAAACAAGCTTGCCCGTCTGATGGTCGGGCTGCCGCCAGACCAGGAGAAGCAGTTTCAAACATTTATGGCGTTTGACCCAAGCGTGCGCCAGTGGCGCAACTCGTTTCAGAACCGCTATGGCGAGCCGCCTCAGATTGAGGGCGGCGATTACGATTACCGCGCAGCGTATGCCGCAGGCGCTCGCCCCACGCCTGTTCCAGGCGACACGGTTCCCCATTGGTCCAGTGTCGGTAAATCCGCCGACCATCCAACCATGTGGAAGCAAGATTTTATGACGCAATTTGGCGTTGATCCCGACCAACAGGCGCAACAGGGCTTCACACCAGAACAGCAGCAGTTCATGCAAACTCGTATTGGGCGGTGGCCTTAATGGCCTACATCGCGCCCATCCGCACGCCGCCGCGCCGCGTACAAGGCCCGGCTATGGGAACGGTGCAAATCCCGGCTTCGACGCGCGGGCTCAACCTCCGCGACGGCATCGCGGCCATGAAGCCTGCCGACGCGCTGATCCTCGACAACATGTTCCCCGAGGCGACCTACCTCCGGGCGCGGTATGGAACGCTGGAATACGCGACCGGAATCAATGGCTCCGTGCAGAGCATCATGGAGTGGGCGGGACCGTCCAGCCGCAAGCTGTTCGCGGCCTCTCCGACTGACATTTACAACATCACCACCAGCGGCGCGGTAGGGGCCGCCGTCGTCAGTAGCCTTGGCTCCGGCTACTGGCAGACTACCATGATGACCACCTCCGGCGGTGCGTTTCTGGTACTGGCAAACGGCGTCGATTCGGTGCGGAATTACGACGGCACGACATGGACGACGCCCGCGATCACCAACGTCACCAGTTCCACGCTCAATTTCCCCTGCCTGCACAAGTCGCGCGTCTGGTTCGTGCAGAACAATTCGACAAAAGCATGGTATCTGCCCACGGCCTCGATTGCCGGAGCGGCGGCATATATCGACCTTGGCGAGGCGTTCACGAACGGCGGCAAGCTGGTTGCCATCGGCGCGGTAAGCCGGGACGGCGGCTCTGGATCTGACGATTACTTGGCCTTTGTGAGCAGCCACGGGCAAGTGGTGGTCTACCAGGGCGACGACCCGGCATCCGCGAACACTTGGGCGCTGGTGGGCGTCTATGACGGCGCTCCGCCCATCGGCAACCGCAGCACGGCCAACATCGCGGGCGACCTCGCCATCGTGACGGATTCGGCGGTCGTCAGCACCCGGCAGTTGATGGCAGGCGGGCAGGCATCGGCTACCCGGCAGGCGATCACCAACCGGATCGACCAAGGCATTTTGGAGGCTTTCCAGAGCTACGGCGCGCTCACGGGCTGGTCTATGGAAAGCTACCCGCGTTCAAGGCTGGCAATCATCAACGTGCCCACGTCGGCTACAACGGCCTTTCAGTTCGTGGTGAACGTGCAAACGGGCGCGTGGTGCACTTATGGCAAGGTAGCATCGCCCATCAACGCGACGTGCTGGGGAACCTTCAATGAGGCTCCCTACTATGGCCGGAGCGACGGTACGGTCTATCAGGCTGAAACGGGCTACACTGACGGCTCGGCAAGCATCACATGGCAGGTAAAGAGCAGTTTCCAGACCTACGGCCGGTCGGGCGGCGTCTCGCGCTATACGATGATCCGGCCCCTGTTCACGGCAGGCGGGCAAGTGGTGCCAGCCATCCGGGTCAATGTTGACTACCGGAACGACCAGCCGCTCACGACAGACGAGTTTCCGCTATCGGCAGGCGCACAGGGCGGAGTTTGGGACGTGTCGGAGTGGGACGTGGGCATGTGGGGCGACGGCGCTTCGCCCTATAACAATTGGTACGCAGCCACCGGCATCGGCACGACGGCATCGGTTCACATGATGGGCCAAAGCCGGGGCATTCAGGTCATCCTGAACGCATTCGACATGAAATACGAAGTCGGCCAGAGGGTCGCGCTCTGATGGCAATTATTCCCATTTTCCAGCCCAGCGAGGAACTGTTCCGGCGCGGCGTCGATGCGGTGCTAACCGGCGCGGGCATGGACGAGGCGGGCGCCTTTGCTTCCGTCCGGCTTACGCCGATCACCACCACGCAGAAAAACGCTTTGCCGAACGTCAAAGGCACGCTCGTCTATGACGGCACGCTTAACAAGCTTTGCCAGAATACCGGGGCAGGCTGGGAGACGGTGACATCTATATGAGCCATACGATCTTTTTCCCGTCCACTGACGCCGAGAACCTGAAGCTCCTTGAATGGGCGGCGGTTCGCATCCCGCATCTGACGCCGAGCGCGAGCATGAGGGCGGTGGGTGTCGTGGCTGGCGGGGATCTGACGTTTCCGCTCCTGGCCGTGTGCATTTACCACAACTACACGGCGCCGAAGGAGATCGACGGCAAGACGTGGTACGGCACCTGTGAGATTTCATTTGCGGCGGCAAGCCCGAAATGGGCAACACGTCGCTCTATTTCAACCTTGCTGAGCATACCGTTTCTACAGTATGCTTGTAGGAAGGTAGTGACGGCCACACCCTCCACGAACAAGCGGGCGCTCCGCTTCAACGAAGGGATCGGCCTGAAGCCGGAAGGGACATTACGGCACCAGTACGCCAAGAATGTTCATGCCTGCATTTGCGGAATGACGCGCGGAGAATTTGAGGCGAGGTGGAAAAACCCACGCCCAAAGGTCCGACGCCCGACCGAAAAGCAGGCATATGGGCAGCAAGAGCGCATCGGCACCCCCGGCCCCTGATCCTAAGTACGTCTCGCAACAGCAGACGGAAAGCAACGTCAACACGGCGGTTGCAAACGCTTACCTAAATCGCGTCAACCAGTACGGGCCGGACGGCTCAAAGACCTACGCCGTCAACGGGACGCAGAACGTGGGCGGCGTCGATGTTCCCCTGTGGAACGAGACGACCACGCTCAGCCCCGAACAGCAGAAGATTTACAACAGCCAACAGCAGCTGACGCAGGGCACGTCAGACCTTGCCAACCAGTACGTTGGCCGCATCGGCGACGCGACCTCAAAGCCCTACAGCTACGACGGGCTGGCCCCGGCTCCGCAGTACAACGAGGATTACCGCCGCCAGCAGTTGCAGGCGATCACCGACCGCGCCGCGCCGCAGATGCAGCGGGACCAGGACGCGCTCCGGCAGCGCCTGGCCAATCAGGGCGTCACGGTAGGCACGGAAGCATGGCGGGCCGCGCAGGACGATTACAGCCGCGCGCAGAACGATTTCCGCCTTGGGGCTGACGTGCAGGCTGGCAACGCCGCCGCGCAACAGTACGGGCTTGAGAGCAACACCCGCGACCGGGCGATTCAGGAAATGACGGCGCTTCGCACGCAGCCGATCAACGAGGTGGCCGCGCTCATGGGCACCGGGACGGGCGTGCAGACGCCGCAGTTCAGTCAGGTGGCACAGACGCAAGTCGCGCCAACTGACGTGAGCGGGAATTACTGGAACCAGTACCAGGGCCAGCTTGCCCAACAGCAGATGCAGCAGAAAAGCTCGGACGCCGCGATGGGTGGACTGTTTGGCTTGGGTAGCGCGGGAATCAGCGGGGCCGCCAGTTACTTCGGCTTGGCTGCGTTTTGATTACTCACATGAAAACGTCATCATTCCCGTCCACTCGACCTGAGTCGGCTTTGCTATGCGGCCATAGCGAGCGCAATGCGTCGTTGCGGCCTGCATTGCGAGCGTTGCGTCTGGATGATTCCACCAAGTCGCCACGCCGCCCTTTTCTGTCCCTTCGACTGTCGCGCGCCCCGCACATGCGGAAACGCACAGAAGAAGCACAAGCCAAAGTCTCATGACGAATCCCCTTTCTAACCACAAGAACGTGGCCTTTCAGTTCAGCGGTGGCAAGGACAGCCTTGCGTTGGTCCACCTGTTGCGTCCGCATTGGGACCGCCTGACGCTTTACCATGTCGATACCGGCGACCTACTGCCAGAAGTGCGGGAGATCGTGGATAGCGTTGAGGCTATGGTGCCGTCGTTCGTCCGCATCGAGACGCAGGCGGCTGACTGGAACGAGCGCTTCGGCTTGCCTAGCGACCTCGTGCCAAGCTCCTGCACGCCTTTGGGTGTGAAAATCGGCATGAGCGACCGCCGCCTCGTGGATCGTTTTGAGTGCTGCGCGTTTAATATCATGGTGCCGATGCACAATGCGGCCCTGAACGACGGTTGCACGCTCGTCATCAGGGGCACGAAACGCGCAGATATGAAACGGCTCCCGGCTGAAGACGGGCCTACGGGGCTTGGATACGACCTGTGGCTGCCGTTGCTGGACTGGTCGGACGAAGATGTATTCGCCTACCTGCGAGAAGTCGGCGCTCCGATCTGCCGCGTCTACGAGAACGGCGTGCAGTCTCCCGAGTGCGCGACGTGCCCGGCGTGGTGGAGCGAAGGCCGCGCTGCCTATTTGGCAAAGCATCATCCGGCCCTGAGTGAGACCTACCGGGCGAAGCTTGAAGTGGTGGCGGCAGAAGTCGCGCCCCTGTGGGCTCATCTGCAGCGGGAGATTGCCGGATGACCGTCATGCCCGACGACAACAACCTTGCTTACACCCTTTCGGGCTTGGGTCGCCGTGCCAACCCCTACGACACTCGCCGCGCCTTCGCTCGACGCCTTCAAGAGCAGGGCATGGACGCCAGCCCCATTCAGTCGCCGTGGCAGGGCGTCTCGCGTCTCGCGCAGACACTGGCCGGCGCATACGGCAATTACGCCGTCGATGTGGAGGAGAAGAAGGCCACCGAGGACCGCAACACCAAGCTTGCGGAAGTCATGGCCGAGGCGGACCCGCAGAAGAAGATCGGGCTCCTGACGGCAATTGACCCCGAGTACGGCGCGCGGCTTTCGGGGCAAATGGCCGTCGAGCAGGCCAAGATTGACCGGCAACGCGAAGGCTTGCAGACGGCGGCCGGAAGTTTTGGCGCAAGCTATGGCGCTCCGCAGATCACGCAAGGCGCGCCTCCGCCTCCGGGCGGCTATCAAGGCACGCTTGGCGGCTTCGAGAGCGGAAACAACCCAACGGCGCTCAATCCGCAGTCTGGCGCGGGCGGGCAGTTCCAATTCATCCCGCCGACGTGGGCGGACGTGCGCGCGAAAAACCCGGACTTGAACCTCCCGGCAGACCCGCGCCAAGCCTCCCCGGAGTTGCAGGCGGAAGCAGAGCGACGGTTCCGCGCAAGCAACGCGCAGACGCTACAGGCGGCGGGCATCGCTCCGACTCCGGCCGCTCTCTACCTTGCCCATCGCACTGGCGCGCAGGGCGCGCAGACGCTTCTCAAGGCAGACCCAAACGCGCCGATGGCGTCTGTCGTGCCGCAACAGTGGATTGCCCAAAACCCCGACATGCAGGGCAAGACTGTCGGCCAGTTCCTGCAGATGGCGCAATCGCGGTTTCCTGGCGCTGGCCAACCGCCGCAGCCGGGGCCGCAAGTTGCACAGGGAACCGCCGATACCAACGGCATGCCGCCGACGCCGTCGCCGCAGGGCGTGCAGGGGCCGACGATGGTTGCTCCGCCGCAGCTTCCGCAGCGCATGACGCCGCGTGACATGCCGCCCCAGCTTGCCGCGCCATACGTTGATCGCTTCCGCCGAGGCGGATACGGGAGGGAAAACCCTGCTCAAGCCGAGCAGGCGATGGTCGCCCATATGCAGCGCGACCTGGATGCCTCTTTCGAGAACCAGAAGCTGGAATACCAGCGCCTTCAGGGCGACTTTGAGTATGGGCGCAGGCGCACTGATGCGCAGTCGGAGGCTGAGCAGAAGCGCCGCCTTGACGCAGAGGAGCATGACCGCCGCGAAGCCAACAAGCCCATGAATGATACTCAGGCGCTGGCCGCGACATACGCGGACCGCATGGCAGAGGCAAACGCAGTTGTGGCGAAATTGCCAACATCGGTGCAAACCGCTGGCGAGGGCGGGTTGGTGGGCTCTATTCCTTTCATTGGCGACTACGCTGCCAATCAAGTTCGCTCGTCTGAATATCAGCGTTACCAGCAGGCAAAGAACAACTTTATTTATTCGCAACTCCGCAAGGAGTCGGGGGCTGCGATTGGTAAAGACGAATACGTAGCGGCGGATCGTCAGTACTTCCCGCAACCTGGAGATTCAAAAGAGGTCATCGCGCAGAAGGAAATCAATCGGCAAATCGCCGTTGACGGCATGTCTCGGAATGCCGGCCCGACCTATCGTCCAACTCAATCTCGCAGCAGTACTCCGTCGTCTGGCAGTGGGGATGGGACGCGCCAGCGGATCAGCCTGGACGGCAAGCCGCTATGAGCGAGTTTGAAGTCGATCTAGGCGACGGGCGCACGGTGGTTGTGGACGCCCCGGACGCGGCACAGGCGGCCAATGCGGCCCGCACGTTCCTTGCCCGCGAAAAGGGCAGCAAGCCGCAGGGCCGTTCTGACGCCGCTGCCAATGCCTTTGGGCAGGGCGCAACGCTGGGCTTTGGAGACGAGATTGCGGCCGGTGTGCGCTCGGCGCTCCCCAAATTTTCTAACTGGATGATGAGCGGCCCCGCTCTCCAGAGGGACGAGAGCATCGGCGGCAGCCCGACGCCGCAAACCGTCTCCAATGCCCCGACACAGGGCCAGAGATACGACGAGGAACTTGCCCGCCAGAGGGCGCAGACCAAGAGCGACGCAGAAGCTTATCCGGTCACGACCACGGGCGCTGGCGTCGCCGGCACGCTTGCCGGCACGGGCGCACTGATGATGCTTCCAGGCGGGCAGGCGTTGCTTGGCGGCGGCGCGACGAGCTTGCCCGGCATGATGCTGCGTGGCGCGGCCTCCGGTGCTGTCCTTGGCGGCGCTCAGGGCTTTGGCGAAGGTGAGGGCGGATTTGATAACAGGGCCGCAAATGCCGTCATCCCGGCCGCCGTAGGTGGTGCCGTGGGTGGCGTTCTCCCGGTTGTCGGCTCGGGGGCAAAGTATCTCTACGAAAAGTTCGCGCCGGGCGTATTGCGCGCGACCGGCAATCTTGCCGACAAGTTCGCGCCGCAGGTTCCCTACAAGTCCCTGTCGGCCGCCGCTCCCGAAGGCGGGAACATCACGCAGGACAGTCTGGCGGCGACCATTGCCGATAGTTCACGCATCGCGGCGGGCAACATCGAGGGCGACGCGGCGAGTAAGCGCTTAGCCTTGGAAATTGCCCGCAGCGGTGGCACGGGACAGGCACGCACCAGATTGGGCGATCTGGGCGAAGGGGCTTTCCTCGCTGACACCAGCAAGGGCGCGACGAGGCTTGCCAACCTTGGAGCGATGCTACCGGGAGAGGCTGGAGAGAAATACACAGCGGCTTTCGGTCAACGCAACCGCGAGACGGGCCAGCGGATGCTGGGGGCGATGGGCGATCAGGCCAACGTGCCCAGCGTCTACGACGCGCAGAAGTTCCTGCAGGCATACAAGACGCAGACCGGCAGCGAACTCTATGACCCGGTATTGCGCGCAGGAAAGTTCAACGTCTCCCCGGAAATGGATGAACTGTTAAAGGTTCCGGCCATTCGCAAGACGATGGACCAGATCATCGCGGACGCTGAAGAAAACGGCGTTCAGCTTGGGGCCGCCGAAGCCGCGCACATGGTCAAGCGCATGATGAACAAGAACACGCAGGCGGCGTTTCAGTCGGGCAAGGCGGTCAACCAATCCTTCGTGGATGACATCGGGAGCCGATGGGAAAGGGCGCTTTACGATGCAAACCCCAGCATCAAAGCGGCAGACGAAGCCTATTCAAAGGTCGCGTCCCTTTACAACAAGCGCACGGGCGAAGGTTGGCTTAAGCGCGGCGGCGACTTTATGAAATCGGGACAGGGTGAGGCGGCGGTCAATGTCTCGCCGGCTGCCCTCGCGGCGGACTTGCCGGGTGCCGACTTGCGCCAACTTCAGGCGTTCCAGGTGGGATCGTCCAATGTCATGCGCGACGCGGCCACTAGCGGCCCAGAATCAACGCGCCGGCTCGCCAAGTCGATCTCCGACAACCAGATCATGCAGCAGAAGCTAGCTGAGATTTACGGCCCTGATGCCGCTGAACAGCTTATCAAGCGATCCGGTGCCGAACGCGCTTTTGCGGACACGCAAAACAAGGTTCTTCAAGGCTCACAAACTGCCGAGCGGCTTGCCTCCATGGCGGACGACGCGGCATTGAGCATCCCGCAAGGCGGCGCGACAACGCCCGCCTCCATTCTGCAGATGATTGCAACGGGCTACCAAAAGGCACGCCAGCCCAGCGAGGCCGTGCGTTCGCGGCTGGCCGATCTTCTCGCCAATCCTAACGCTCAAGTGAACGCCGAAACGCTTTCGCTGATTGACGCCATCCTCAAGCAACAGGGCGCGGCCCGTCCCGTTAACGCTGGTCTTGCCGGCGCTGCGGGCGGCTTTGCCTCATCTCCACGGTGACACATGGCGCGTAATGGTTCAGGCACATATTCGTTGCCACAACCCCCCTTCACGCCGGGAACGACGATTGCGTCGAGCGCGGTCAATTCCGACCTGTCCGACATCGGCGCGGCTCTTACGCAGTCCATCAGCAAAGACGGGCAGACGGTCTACACCGGCAACCAGCCGATGGGGGGCAACAAACTCACCGGATTGGGGATCGGCTCGTCGCCGGCTGATAGCGTGCGCGTGTCACAGGTCGCGGACGGCGCCATCAATTACGGCGGCACGGCAGGCGGGACGGCGGACGCGATTACGCTTTCCCCCACGCCGGGAATCTCGGCTTATGCGGCCGGGCAGACGTTCACCTTTAAGGCTGCGTCCACCAATACCGGAGCGATGACGGTCGATGTCAGCACGGTAGGGTCGGGCGCGCTTGTCTGGCCCAATGGCGCGGCGATGGCGGCGGGCGACATCGTATCCGGTGGCGTCTACGAAATCGCGGTTTCTGCGGCGACGCCGGTATTTCATCTACAGAACTCCTCCTATCCCGCGCTACCCCGCACAGGCGGCACGCTGAGCGGCGCAACGAGCGTCACCGCAACGCTCACCATGACGAGCGCGGCCTTCAACGAGGCGGTGCGGGTGGATGTGGCCAGCGCCACCACCACGGACATCGGCGCGGCGGCGTCTAACTATGTGCGGGTCACTGGAACGACGACCATCACGGCGCTCGGCACGATTGCCTCGGGCGTGCGCCGCAAGGTGGTGTTTGGCGGCATCCTGACGCTCACCCACAACGCCACGTCGCTGATCCTGCCCACGGGCGCGAACATCACGACGGCGGCGGGCGATTGCGCCGAGTTCGAGTCGGAAGGCTCCGGAAACTGGCGTTGCACAAGCTACCAGCCAGCCACAGGCGCGGCGGTTCTGCCTCTTCAACAGTACGCCCAAGCCTACTGCACGATGTCGGGCACCACGATCACCATCCAGAAGCAGACCGGGATTTCGAGCATCACGCGCACCGCGCAGGGCAAAGTGACGGTCGTCATGTCGCCCGCCATGCCGGACGCGAACTACGTCGTCACCGGCTCGACGCTCAGCGATCCGCTCGTCACCACGAACTCTACCATCTTCATGGAGCGGACGGCGTCGGGACGAACCACGACGACGTTCTATCTCGGATTTCTTGGCGACAACGTCGCTTATCAGGACCCGGATGGCTTCAGCATCCGCGTCTACGCCTAGGAGGCCACAATGCCCGTTGAACAGATTGCAGGCCAGTATCAGGAGTCGCCAAAGGTCTTTGGGGATGGGCAGACCATCCTTGTGCAGGTGGATGCGCAAGGATACCTGAAGACCGTCGACTCAGGGGCCGCCCCCGTCGGCGGCGGCATCACCTGGGGCGCTCCCACGGCGGTGGCAGTCACCGCCGGTCCCACGTCCACGACGCTGGTTGCCGCCGTTGCGGGACGCAAAGCCATCTCGATCTGGAACCCGATTGGGAACGCGCAGATGAGCGTCAACATTGCTGGTGGCACGGCAGTCCTCGCAACGTCTCGGCCTCTGCTGTCTGGTGACATGCTGACGCTGACGGGCGCGGAGTGTCCGGTCGGCGCGATTACCTTTATCGGCACTGCGGGACAGAGCCTCGTCTATCAGCAGGGGACTTGATATGGCTATTTCGTATTCCCCCGCAGTCAATTCCGCCCGCATCATCACAGCCCTTGGCTTCACCCCGGCATCTGCTGGTGCTGTTGTTATTGCAGATGGCTCTGCCGCCGCCCCTGGTATGATTTATGGCAGCGATGTCGATACCGGCTTTTATCAGGCAACGCCGGGCGACGGCACGCTTTCGATTGCGCTGGGCGGTGCCAACATGGGCACCTTCTCGTCCACGGGTTTGTCTCTGGCGGGGGGCGTTAACACCACCAAAAACACCGGCACAACGAACACAGTGTTGAGCCGACTTGCTGCGGCCATGTCAGGCGGCGGCACGACAGATAGCACGAATGTCTTGATTACCACTGATTTCACCGGAACCGGCAGTGCCTTTCAGACCGTGGGCGCGAAAGTCACGCTTGATCTGAACCACACTGCCGGTACGGTAAGTTTTGCGCTGGCAAACGACGGGTACGTCCGTTTAGGGTTGGCGGGTAGCGCTGTTAGCGGCATTACGTCTGCGCGCTATTCGCGGGGTCATATTGCCCACGAAGGTACTGGCGGAACGATCACAACTGCGGCTGTGTTTGAAGCCGGTGACGTCGATCTGCTAGACGGCACAGGCACGATTGGCACGATGACTGGTTTCCAAGTTGGCAACCTAGGCCACGGTACCCGTGTCACGACGGCGGCTTACGGTGTGTCAGTCGGCAACATGACAGAGGGCGCTCCTATCACAGCGGCGTATCAGTCAGCGATGGCGTCGGGCACAGGCAAGTGGGGCTTGTATTTCAGCGGCACCGCAAAGAGTTATCACGCCGGCCAAATCGCGATTGGCACTTCTGTCGTTGGCACGGAGCAGGTTCGCATCCGGCAGGACAGCGCAGGCGCGACGACTTACGGAATGGTCCTGATGAACGCTGGCAGCACCGCTAGTACCGGCGTTGCTTTGTCATTCGACCCCACCGGCAACGGTGCTAATAGCCGCGACGGTCTTATCCGCGCAACGACCAATGGCGGCAACGCCATTACCTTTGATT